AGTCAAATCTTACTATGGTTATAGTAATGAAAAGGCAAAGCAAGCTTTGAGGATACTTTCCAAAGAACAAATTAACTTTATTAAAACTAAAATTGAAACTGGAGGAATGAGATGAGCGTTGTACATGAACCTGAAGTGAAATGGTCTCCTGACCAAATGGTAGAAGTTACTCTGAATGAGCCTGATGATTTTCTTAAGGTTCGTGAAACACTGACTAGAATCGGTGTGGCATCACGTAAAGAAAAGAAACTGTATCAGTCCTGCCATATCCTCCATAAACAAGGAAGATATTATCTTGTTCACTTCAAAGAACTGTTTGCACTTGATGGCAAACATGCAAACCTCACTGTGAATGATGTTCAGAGAAGGAATAGAATTATTCAACTTCTTGCAGATTGGGGTTTGATTACAGTCAACAATGTCACCAAAATTCAAGACCTTGCACCACTAAATCAAATTAAAGTTCTTTCTTACAAGGATAAAGATGAATGGGTGTTGGAAACAAAATATAATATTGGGTCCAAAAAGAAAAGAGTAGAGGAAACTGAATAATTTTGTAGGGGATTCAACATCTCCTTTTTTGTGACTTGTTGTATAATTAATATTGGATGCCGTAAGGGTCCACAAAACACAAACTCGCTTTAAAAGGAGCTACCATAATGACTAACCTCACAAGGTATACTACTGCGGATCTGCCTACTCTTTTAGATAGGATCACAAGAAATAGTATTGGAATGGATGAATACTTTGATAGATTGTTTAATCTTCATGAAACCACAACAAATTACCCTCCATACAATCTTGTTCAGGTAAATAATGTTGAATCTCATTTAGAGATTGCTCTTGCTGGATTTAAAAAGGAGGAAGTGAATGTCTTCACAGAGTATGGAAAACTTTTTGTCGAGGGGCAAAAATCTGATACAGAATCGGATAGGACGTTTATCCACAAGGGTCTGGCTCAAAGAAGTTTTAAGAGAGCATGGACACTCTCAGATGACACAGAAGTCAGAGAAGTCATCTTTGAAGATGGATTACTTACCATTCGATTAGGAAAAATTGTTCCAGAACATCATGCTCGTAAAGATTATCTCTAAATACTTTTGAATATCGTCGGCGCAGGGGGAAGGATGGTCAGAATCATCCATTCCCCCCTTTTTATAAATATCTAAAAAAGGATAGATGAAAACTTATAATGGGTTTTATAAAGAATCTATATCATTCCAAATTCATGATCAATTGAATCCTACTTTTTGGGATGGAGAAATGCTTCGTCCAAAAGTTAGATCTCAACTCAAAAAGATTGCTATGGCTTGGGTTGATTATGTGGGAATTGATAAAGGAGGTATAGAAGATATTTTACTTCTTGGTGGCAATGCTGGATATAATTATACCAAGTATTCAGATTTGGACTTACATGTTGTGATTGATAGGACCAGAACTGAGTGTCCAGATTTGTTGTCTGATTATTATAAGGACAAGAAACAACTTTGGGCACTCACTCATGATGTAAAAATTTATGGGCATGGTGTAGAACCTTATATTGAAGAGGTTGGTAAAAAGCGTAGAAAAAATCAAGGAGTTTACTCCATCAAAAATAATAAGTGGATTATGATGCCAGGAAAATACACTGGTGATATTGACAGGGACTTGCTAAAATCAAAGGTCTCTGATATGATTGATAAGATTAATAGTGTTATCAAACACTCAAATAATGTATCAGTCCTTGAAAATCTTCTTAAGAAGATTAGAGACATGAGAAATGCTGGACTTGATAAGTCTGGGGAGTTTGCTTTTGAAAATCTTGTATTCAAAGAATTAAGAAATAAAGGTTACATAGACAAACTTGCAGACCACATTATAAAATTACAAGATAAATCACTGACTTTGGAGAATTATGTCTGTTAAACTTTTGATTCTGAAATCATATGAAGATGTGATTGCTGATGTGAAAGAAATGCTTTCTGGGGATAGAGTTGTTGGTTATATTCTCAGCAATCCTTTTGTTGTTAGATTGGAAGATGGTAATGTAGATCTTCCAGCAAGAATTACATTTTATCCTTATGTACCACTTTCAAAAGATAAAGATATTCCCATTCCATGTGATTGGGTAGTGTCAATTGTTGAACCCCTTGATGAAGTAAAAAATTCTTATTTGGAGCAAGTAAATGGAAAATCTGAAGATACTGATACTGAAGAATGATGCTATTCTGATTTCAGAAATTGAAGAAGTAGAATCTGAACTTGGAGGACCTGATTGTAAATTGACAAATCCTTGTCAGATGTTTGTTTCAAATGAGACAACTTATGAATTAAAAAGATGGCCAGTCTTTACTAATCAGAGAGAATTGATGATTCATTCTGATTCTATTTTTACTATTGTAGATCCTAAACCAGATCAAGTTGAACTTTATTTGAAGACTATTAAATGAACTTTTACACGAATGTAGTTCTTGTTGGAAATGAAATACTTTCCAGAGGGTATGCTGACGGAAAACATTACAAAAACAGGGAGGAGTTTTACCCAACGCTGTATGTAAAAACGCCTAAAAAGACAAAGTTTAAAACACTTGAGGGTAATTATGTAGAAGCAGTCAAACCAGGAACTATTCGTGAAACAAGGGATTTTATTACTAAGTATGAAAACATAGACAACTTTGAACTATACGGAAATACCAGATACATCAACCAATACATCTCAGAAAATTATAAAGGTGAAATTAAGTTTGATATTACTAAAATCAAACTAATTACCATTGACATTGAGGTTGCATCTGAAAATGGATTCCCAGATGTTAAAAGTTGTCAGGAAGAACTTTTGACAATTTCCGTTCAGGATTATGCCACAAAACAAATTACTACTTGGGGTGTAAAACCTTTTATCAATAAACAAAATAATGTTACTTATCATCACTGCACAAGTGAGGCAGACCTATTAGATAAGTTTATTTTCTGGTGGGAAGAGTTTTCTCCAGAAGTAGTTACTGGTTGGAACTGTGACCTTTATGATATTCCATATGTGTATGGAAGACTTTGTAGGGTTCTTGGCACGAAGGTTGCAAAACAACTTTCTACTTGGGGTATTGTTACTGAAGATGAGGTTGTTCTTAAGGGAAGAACTCATACTAGATGTGATATTGCAGGATTGACTATTCTTGACTATCTTGAGTTGTATAGAAAATTTACCTATACAAACCAGGAATCATATCGTCTTGACCATATTGCAAGTGTAGAACTGGGTCAGAAAAAACTGGACCACTCTGAATATGATACTTTCAAGGAATTTTATACTAAGGATTGGCAGAAATTTGTAGAATATAACATTGTGGACGTGGAACTTGTTGACCGTTTGGAGGACAAGATGAAACTGATTGAGTTGTGCATTACTATGGCATATGACTCAAAAGGTAACTACAATGATGTATTCTTTCAGGTAAGGACATGGGACTCTATTATCTACAATTATTTGAAAGAAAAGAATATTGTCATTCCTTTTAAAAAAGATACAAAGAAAGATTCTAAATTTGCAGGTGCATTCGTAAAAGAACCTATTCCTGGTAAGTATGATTGGGTGGTCAACTTTGACCTTAACTCACTGTATCCACACCTTCTGATGATGTATAACATCAGTCCAGAAACTCTTGTAGAGCAGAGGCACCCAACTGCATCAGTAGAAAGAATTCTGAATAAGTCAATTGACTTTTCTGATTATAAGGACTATGCAGTTTGTGCTAATGGTTCTATGTATAGAAAGGATGTTAGAGGATTTCTTCCTGAGCTGATGGAGCAGATGTACAGAGATCGTGTCATCTACAAAAAGAAGATGCTTGAGGCAAAGCAGCAGTATGAAAAAACTCCAACAAAAGAGTTGGAGAAGGAGATTGCAAGGTGTAATAACATTCAGATGGCAAAGAAGATTTCTTTGAACTCTGCTTATGGTGCTGTTGGTAATGAGTACTTTAGATACTTTAAACTTGCAAATGCTGAAGCAGTTACGCTTTCTGGTCAAGTTTCAATTCGTTGGATTGAAAATAAACTGAACCAGTATATGAATAAGATTCTCAAAACTGATGGAGTTGATTATGTTATTGCTGTGGACACTGATTCTGTGTATCTCAATATGGGTCCTTTGGTCGAAACTATATTCAAGGGAAGAGAGAAAACTACTGAAAGCATTGTCACGTTCCTTGATAAGGTCTGTCAGGTGGAACTTGAGAAGTATATTGAAGGTTGCTACCAAGAATTGGCTGACTATGTAAATGCCTATGAGCAGAAGATGCAGATGAAACGTGAAAACATTGCTGATCGTGGAATCTGGACTGCAAAGAAAAGATACATTCTGAATGTTTGGGATAGTGAAGGGGTTAGATATGAAACTCCAAAATTGAAGATGATGGGTATTGAAGCAGTTAAATCTTCTACACCTGCACCATGTAGGGTTAAGATTAAAGAAGCACTCAACATCATTATGAACAAAACAGAGGATGATTTGATTTCCTTTGTGGAGTCATTTAAGAAAGAGTTTTACAAACTTCCTCCAGAGGATATTTCTTTCCCAAGATCTGTAAATGAATTAACAAAGTATAGGTCATATCAAACAATTTATACAAAAGGAACGCCTATTCACACAAGGGGAGCTTTGCTGTATAATCATTATATCAAGGATAAATCATTGGACTCAAAGTATCCAATGATTAATAATGGGGAGAAAATTAAATTTATTTTCTTAAAAAATGCAAATCCAATCAGAGAGAATGTTATTTCTTTCATCCAACAGTTTCCAAAGGAACTGGGTCTCAATAAATATGTTGATTATGATTTGCAGTTTGAAAAAAGTTTCATCGATCCACTTAAAAGCATTCTAAACTGTATTGGTTGGAGTGTAGAAAAAACAAACACATTAGAATCTTTATTTGCATAATTATGGACTTCTTAAAAGACATCGTAAAAGAAATAGGTGGGGAATATACACAACTGGCAGCAGACATTGATGAAACTGAAACTTATGTGGACACAGGTTCATATATTTTTAATGCACTGGTTTCAGGCAGCATTTTTGGTGGTGTATCTGGGAATAAGATTACTGCTATTGCTGGAGAGTCTTCTACTGGAAAAACTTTCTTCTCTCTCGCTGTGGTTAAGAATTTTCTTGATAATAATCCCGATGGTTATTGTCTCTATTTTGATACTGAAGCTGCTGTAACAAAGACCATGCTTCAGAGTAGGGGGCTTGATATCAATAGAATTGTTGTAGTCAATGTAGTCACTATTGAAGAGTTTAGAAGTAAAGCACTCAAGGCAGTAGACCTTTACTTGAAGAAGAAAGAAGGTGAACGTAAACCTTGTATGTTTGTTTTGGACTCTCTTGGTATGCTTTCTACTGAGAAAGAAATTGAAGATGCTTTGAATGCAAAACAAGTTCGTGACATGACAAAATCACAACTTGTTAAAGGTGCCTTTAGAATGCTTACGCTCAAACTGGGTCAGGCAAACATTCCTATGATCGTGACCAATCACACCTATGATGTTGTGGGTTCTTATGTTCCTATGAAGGAAATGAGTGGTGGTTCTGGTCTTAAGTATGCAGCATCTACCATCATCTATCTTTCTAAAAAGAAAGAAAAAGATGGGACAGAAGTTGTAGGTAACATTATCAAGTGTAAAACTCATAAATCAAGATTGAGTAAAGAAAATAAAGATGTTGAAGTTCGTTTGTTCTATGATGATCGTGGACTGGATAAGTATTATGGACTTTTAGAGTTGGCAGAAAAATATGAAATTTTTAAAAAGGTGGGAACTCGTTATGAAGTTGGAGATGGCACAACTCAGTTTGGAAAAACTATTTTGGACAATCCAGAAAAATATTTTACTCCAGAAATTCTTCAAGCGTTAGATGAGGTGGCAAAAGCAGAATTTAGTTATGGAGTGTAATGGAGAGTATTGAATCTACAATTCTAAAAAACCTTTTGTTTAGTAATGATTATTGCAGAAAAGTATTACCCTTTATTAAGTCTGAATACTTTGAAAACTTTCATGAAAAAGTAGTCTTCGAAGAAATCTGTAAGTTTGTTGTTTCTTATGACAATCTTGCTACTAAAGAAGTTCTTTTAATTGAAACAGAAAAGCGAACAGATATTAGTGAGGATACATTTAAAACGATCTGCGAATACATTACAAAATTAGATAATACTCCAGCAGAAATAAACTGGATTATTGATACTACTGAAAAGTGGTGTAGAGATAGAGCAATTTATTTGGCATTGATGGAATCTATTAAGATTGCTGATGGTCAAGATGAGAAAAAATCACGTGATGCTATTCCATCTATTCTTCAAGATGCACTTGCTGTAAGTTTTGACAATCACATTGGACATGATTACTTAAGCGATTATGAAAAAAGATATGAATCCTATCACAAGAAGGAGGATAAAATCCCATTTGATTTGGAATACTTTAATAAAATCACAAAAGGTGGTATCCCTAACAAGACTCTCAATATCGCTTTGGCTGGGACAGGTGTTGGGAAATCGCTATTCATGTGTCATGTGGCTAGCTCCGTCTTACTGCAAGGCAGGTCCGTTCTCTATATCACTCTTGAAATGGCGGAGGAACGAATTGCTGAAAGAATTGATGCAAATCTTTTGAATGTCAATATCAAAGATATTACTGACCTTCCCAAACAAATGTTTGAGACAAAGGTAAATAATATCGCAAAGAAGACGCAGGGCACTCTGATTATTAAAGAGTATCCAACTGCTTCAGCACATGTAGGTCACTTTAAGTCGCTCCTCAATGAACTTTCTCTCAAGAAGTCATTTAGACCTGATATTATTTTCATTGATTACCTTAACATTTGTGGTTCCAGCAGGTATAAGTCAAACTTTTCTGTCAACTCTTATTCGTATGTTAAGGCAATTGCAGAAGAGTTACGTGGATTGGCAGTGGAATTCAATGTTCCCATTGTCTCTGCTACCCAAACCACTAGGAGTGGTTATGGGAATTCTGATGTTGAACTTACTGATACTAGTGAGTCCTTTGGTCTCCCTGCTACTGCTGATCTTATGTTTGCCCTTATTAGCACAGAAGAGTTGGAACAGTTGGGTCAGATTATGGTGAAGCAGTTAAAGAACAGATACAATGACCCTACAATTAATAAGAGATTTATTGTGGGTATTGATAGGGCAAAGATGAGACTCTATGATTGTGAACAAAAGGCACAGGATGATATTCTTGACTCTGGACAAGAAGAAGAGTATAATGCTAAAGAAGAACCTAAAAACAACAAATTCGCTAGTTTAAAATTCTCATGATTGATAAAGTTGATTTTAACAAGTATCAAAACTTTGTGGATGCAGTCACATCAGATGCATCAAAAGATTTTGTATCATTTTCTGATCGTATTGTAGAACTGGATCGCAAAGGTGCTAATATTGAACGTCTGCTGACTGCTGGTGTTGGTATGAATGCTGAAGGTGGTGAGTTCCTGGAGATCGTGAAGAAGATGATTTTTCAAGGTAAGCCTTGGAATGAAGATAACAAAGACCACCTGATTACTGAACTTGGTGATTTGATGTGGTATGTAATGCAAGCATGTATTGCTCTTGAGACTTCTCTTGATTATGTTGTTTCAAGAAATGTGGATAAACTGATGAAGCGTTATCCTGAAGGTGCTTTTGATGTATTCTACTCTGAAAATCGTTCTGAAGACGATAGATAATTATAAACTATAAGTAAATGGCAGGATCAACTTCTTTACAAGAACAATGTTCAATTATAGCAATGTATCATGCTATAGATCTTGGTTCTGATTTACGTCCAATGTTAGACATGGACTTAAGAAATGCTTTGCTAAAAGTTTATCCAGGAATGACAAATGATTGGTATATAACATTTCTTGAACAAGCACAAGCTGTAAAAAATTACATTGGGGTAAGATCTTCTGATAAAAGTTATAAGTATGGGTGGTATGATGGTTCTCCTGGTTGGAGTTCTGGAAAAATCCCACCAAATAAAACTACCAGAATTATTACTGAAATTTGGGATTTATTTACAAGAGAACAAAGAAATTTATTTGGAAATAAAAAAGATTCTTGGAACACTGCAGATGTCTTTATTGTAAAGGCTTCTAATGAAGGAACTTTATTGAGAGAAATAAAAGATTTACATAAAGAGTTTACTGATACTGCAAGTCCAGAAATTTTTGTGGGCACTCTTAAAACCTATATGTCTAAAGCTTTAAAGGAAGGTATTCTATTTCCAATTTCTCTTAAAATGAAAACCAAAGGTGCAGTTGTAAAAGCTAAAGAGAATAATGTTGATGATGTTCCAGTAGGTGGGCTTAATGTAACTGAAGCATTTTTTGATACTGATCCAAATACTTATTTTGATATTGAAAATAGAGGAGAACTTGATTTTAAAGGAAATTCATTTAAATATAAAGCACACTTTCAAATTGGATCATATAAAACAAAATATTTAATTGAACAAAGAATGCAAGGACAATCTTCCAAAGCTGAAGTTAAAGACATAGTTCAAACAGCACCTGGAAAATATAAATCTGCTTCTGCACAAACTGGAATTGTTCCTATCCCAAAGTTTAAAGAATTAATTTTGCAATATTCTGGAGAAGATTATGAACACAATATTCCAAATGTGGGAGTAAATTTTACTCAACAAGAAAAAGATTATTGGAAAGAATATTTTGAAGAAATTTGGAATGATAGCACTTTTTCTGGAAAAGATTTTGGTTCATTAAAAATTATGGGGAAACAATACTCCCCCAAAGATTTTATGGAAATTGCTATTAATATGGACTCAATGACAGATGCTCAAGTTAGATCTGGGTATGGAGTTTCAAAAGGAGATTACTCTGCAAAATTGAGAAACAAATTAAGGCATTTGAGGTTTATGAAAGCACTTATCAATTCCAAAGGACCTAATGGAAATGGTAATTTTGGAAAATTTATTTGTGAGATTTATTATAGAGCTGCAAAAATGAATGTAGACGAAAGTGAGTTAATTGCTCCTTTTATTAAGGTAAGCTCTTGACTCTCTCTAAGTTTTGTGGTATGGTTTAATACCAGAGATTCCTTCGCACGTTATTAGATGATTGACTTAAGAATTGGAGATTGTATTGAGTTGGCAACCCAACTTGATAACAACTCCATTGATTGCACTGTAACGTCACCACCATACAACAAACAAAAGATTGGTGGTGGTTTGTTTCGTAAAATTGAATATGATAAGTTTGATGATTCACTTCCAGAAGATGTTTATCAGGAGCAACAGATTGAACTTCTGAATATTCTGTTTGACAAAACTAAAGAAGGTGGTTCTCTTTTCTATAATCATAAGGTCAGATATTTAAATGGTAATGCAACTTCTCCATGGGAATGGTTGCCTAAAACCAAGTGGCACATCAGAGAAGAAATTATTTGGAATAGGGGTAGTGGTCCAGAGATTTCTGGATACAGATTCACACAGATTGACGAAAGAATCTATTGGTTGTGTAAAGGTGCAAAACGTCCCAAACTTCCCAGAAGGTCTGTGAATTATGGTAGTGTCTGGAAGTTTGGTCCAGAGATGAAGAATCCACACCCAGCACCATTTCCTATTATTCTTCCTCTGCGTTGTATTCAAGCAGTTCTTCAAGAACCTGGAGTTGTCCTTGACCCTTACAGTGGTTCAGGAACCACTGGACTTGCTGCCAAACTTCTTGGGCACGATTATATTGGATTTGATTTGTCTGATGACTATCATGCAATGGCACGAGAAAGAATCAATAATCCATCAAAGAAAGACCTGGAGAAGTTTAAAGAAGAGTGTGGTATTGAGGTAAATACTGAAAGAGATATCTTTACCTTACTTTCTTGATGGAAGAATTTTTTCAGGATCTAATCAAGGTCTACAAACAACATGTAAAAATTAAACAACTTAAACGAAAAACTATTGAAAATTTCTGTAGATTTTATGTGAGTTTTGTAGACCAGGATAAAGACCCAAAGGATAAGAAAGATAAATATTTACAAATAAAGAAACTTGGTTTGCAGTATATTTATAGCAACCAAGATTTGATATATTCAGAAATCAATAGATGAAAAGATTTTCAGAATTTATTCTAGAAGCAAGAGTTTCTCAAGCAGCAACTAAAGCACACAAGCTTGGGTTAACAGGAGATGGTCACGGATATTGGATTGATAAACAGCAGAAGCGTGTAGCAAGAACTTATAAAGGGCAACTTGAATTTATATCTGGTAAGAAGAAACGTAAAGGTGATGGTGAGGAAGAACAAGATAAACAAGAACCATCAAGAGGAAAACCTGGAAAATTCAAAGGACAAAAACCAGGAAGTAAAAGATTAGGTTCTAAACCAGCACAAGCACCAGTAGCAAAAGCAAAGGCAGCAGCACCTGCTGGTGGAGCACGAGGAGCAGGACAACAACCAGCAGGCAAACCACCTAAAGAGGATTCAAGAGGTGAAGTAGCAACTGTTGTATTTGGTAAGTTTAATCCGCCAACTACAGCACATCAAAAAGCATTTAGCACTGCAAAGCAAACTGCAACTGAAGGAAACTTCTACATCTTCCCAAGTAGATCGCAAGATGGAAAGCAGAATCCATTGGACCCAGATTTGAAGATTTCTTATTTGAAAGAAATGTTCCCTGAATATGCAGACAACATTATTGATAGT